AGTGAATGTTCCTGAGAAAGCAAGAACCATAGAATCATAAGAGGTTGTTGTATCAATGAAACCTTGTTGAATTCCGCCAGTGTCTCCATTGCGAGTCCAATAGCGTGTGTTCATTTGTACTTTTCCGACATAAGGCGTCATGATGTTTGCGGCTATGCTGAATTTATTGCTTGACCCATCGCAGATTTCCCATGATCCAGCGTTTGTCTGACCGACTGAATAGCCGCTGCCGCTTGTTCCTACTTGATAACGTCCGCCATAATATGCGGTCGTTTGTGTTGTTGAACCAGCTCTCATCTGTATCTGGATGAATCCGCTGCTTGCGCTCAATGCTCCATCAACCATGACAAGATAATTTCTATACGTTGCAGAGAAACAGCTTGAAAATGTTACTGAAGATGAGACGGCGCTTGAATTTGTTGTGCTGATAAGAGTCAATGCTCCAGCACTAGCCGTCGCCCATTCGGGAGCAGTTGCACCTGAATTGACTTTGAGTACCTGTCCAGCAGTTCCAATTCCTAGACGGGTTGGAACGGTGGCATTTCGATAAATAATATCGCCAGCAGTAGTCACTGTTGATTTCGCAATCGCAGCAGCAGCAAGATCATACGATGTCTTTACTGAGTTGGGAGTTGCAGCTGTTGTCGTGGATGTGCTGGATGTTGAATCAGTCAGTTGAAGAACGCCAGCAGCTAAAGTCGTTCCCGCATCGACTGAAAGAGTTACTGCTCCGCTTGTTGCTCCACCTTGCAATGGTGCAGTGGTATTGACTGCCGTGATGTCTCCTGGATTTGGCGAAACCCAAGTGAAATCCATGTCGGCATTCGTTGTCTTTGAAAGTACCTGACCCGTCGTTCCACCTAATAAATCAGCCATTGAAGTGGCAACAGCTTGACCAAAGACCTCAAAGTCTGCTGGTAAATCCGTCACCAAGTCCGTCGATGTCGGCATCTGCCAACTAAACGGGGTTGTTGGATTGCTCATATTTTCTCCTTATGCCACGACTAGGGCATTTGCCCAATCGAGAGTTGGTGTGATTGTGTTCCATTTTTCTACTGGTGCAACGTCTAGCCATTTCATTGCCTGAAGACTAAACGCCACTGGTGAAAGCAACGCCGTCACCGAAACTGAATTGTATCCTGCACGGAATGTCCAGCCCTCAACGAAACCCAGATAAGTTCCTGAAGACATGTTCAACGGTAGATTCAGAATCTGAAGTGGAAGACCCATGAAGATGTTGATAAGAGAATCACGATCTGAATCGTCCAATTCTGGATTTGTCAGTTCGAAAGTAATCTGATTAAACATCGGCTGTGGATACGCACGCAGTGTTAGATAGAACGCGGCTTGGGCATCTGCATCGGCGTGATTCTTTAGCGTCGTCGTAATAATCTGAGCGAGTCGTCCATAGGTATTGATGGACGCTGAATCTTCGAATGGTGTCGTTTCATTGGCTGATTTAGATCCGTACTTCAAAGTGATTGAATTGCGAACGTCACCAGCTCTGGTCACGATTGAGATTCCGCCAGATAGAGCTTGCGCAGCTGATAAATCGGTGAATCCATAGGTCGCTAGATATTGGCTGCGATGAGTCGAATCGGCGTAACTGATGCGGCCTTGCGCATCTTCGTAAATATAGCCAAGACCCGAAGTCGCCAAAGCTGAAACCAGCGAATACATGTCAGTTCTATCAGCTGTGCGGGCTGCAAGGTCATAATCGCCCGGGGTGTCGATTTCACCCAATCCCACGTTCTGAGCGTGCGCCCAATTTTCAGTTGGATCATAGGTTGCCCACGTTAGAGCCGCTGGTACTTCACCCCAATTATTGAGCAGTAAATCCGACAAGATATGAAGAATCTGCGTGCCGTCATGAGCTGATGCAAGCGTTCCATCCGTGAGAGCCTTTGGAAGTCGTGAGAGTGCGCCAAGTGCAATGATTGAGATGGTTTGATTGATTCCGATGTTGCCAGTTGCACCGACTGCAATGGTGAAGTCGGTAATTGTGCCACCAAAGATTGGCGTGAAAGCTGCCGTTGAATCTTGCAATTCGATGGTGACTGAATCATTGATCTGAATGGTGATTGCCGTTTGTTCCAGATTGATCAGCTGAAGATTGACATAACCCGCATTAGCTTGTTCATAGATATTAACGCGCCCTGAAGTGATAGTCAGATTGGCTAAAGCGAAATTTGTGTAAATAGTGCCATTGATGGTCACGCGCCAGATTGGATTCCAGAGCGTCATAGATAAACCAGATTAGCTGCACCATTCGTGCCGCGATTAGTTGAGTTATTGAGAACATCTGTCACTGCTCGAGCAGCAGCTTCAGTATCTGCCACGACTGCATTGAAGTATTGATTGACCACGGTAGCTGTTGAAAGCCCACCAGTTTGAGCCAATCGCGCAGCTGCTGCCGCGACTCTGGCTTCATTCAATCGAGCTGTTTCAGCTTTCAATTCTTCACGTCGCAAGATTGCAGCTTGCATTGCTGGTGAATATGCATCCAAAGGCGCGCCTGTATAAGTCGGTGATCCGTTGGTCGGATTGAATCCGCCGCCAGTATCCAATCCACCTGGACTAACGACTAAAGCTCCAGAATCAACGAAATCTGATGAACCGCTCACGGTCAATGATTTAGAATTGTCTCCACCACCAAAGAATCGAGTGATTGGATTGTCTTTGATGTAATTGACGAATTCTTTCATTTTGCTTATTGTCGAGCTGATAAATCCAACAAGCTTTGAGAATCCAGTAACTAACCCGCCGACAATAGTTCCGATGGCTTGCAATGCAATCTTGAACGCACCACCTAGCAACGGAGCTAAATCGTTCTTGATAAACTTCCAGATTTCATAAAGAAAGTCATAGAACGGCTGCAATTCGTCAGAATTAGCTGCTACGGCTTTTTTGATGGTATTGAATGCAGACGATAAACCTTCCAGTATTGGCTTGACGATTGCAGTGATTGCTGGGATAACTTCATCGATTAAGAAACTCCACCACTTTGTAAGCACTGGCAATAAATCATCGCGAATGACCTTGAAGATTGTGGCAAAGGCTGGGCCAAGCGTTTTGCCTAAACTATCTGAGAATGCAGTGATTGCTGGAATTCCCTTATTGACGAACCCATCGAGCAATGGGGTTAGTGCATTGAGAACATAACCGCCGACGGTTTCTTTTGCTTCATTGAATGTCTCTGATAGACGAAGCATCTTGCCCTGAAATGTGTCAGCTTTAGCAGTTGCTTGACCGCCGAAAGTAGTTGCCAGAGCTTGCGTCACATCATCCATGGACATCGTTTTAAGCTGCGCAGCTGATAATCCAACGCCTAGCTTTGCTAACGCGCCCGAATTGCCCTCGTAGGCTTTACCAAGGGCATTAGAGACAGCTTCCAGTGACTTACCTGAACCCGCTGCAATGTCGAGAGCAAGTGATTGAAGCTTCTGAGCTTCGCTGACATCTTTGGTGGCTCTGAGCAATCTCTCTAGAGATGGACGAAGCTGTTGATCCGAAACACCGAAAAGTAATTGATTCTTCTTGATCTGATCTTCAACGGCTGAAATCTGATCTTCAGTTGCACCCGTTACGTTGCCAAGTGTTTTAGCAAGTGATGCCTGAGCAGCTTCATCGGCAATGGCTGACTTAACGCCGTCGATGAGTAGCTTGCCAGCGTAAAGAGCAGCGGCAGCACCAGCTGCGGCGAATGCCAGACCAGCCTTCTTGCTGAAATCGCCAAGTTTTGAGCTGGAATTCTCCACATCAGCATTTGCAGCTTTGAGTGATTTGTTGAGATTATCAACGTCTCCAAGAATGGAGAGTTTTAGCGTTCTAGATCCAGTAGCCATTTAATCCCATTCTTTCAATATACGACTGAACGCATTTTCCCACTGGTTGATGATGTAAGGCTGTTCGGCACGCAGAGTCGGATAAATAAACCATCCACGTGATCCGCGGCCTTCTTTTCCAGACCAGACTGGGAATTGCTTAAATTTGTTAGATCCGAATTCATAACCGCCCCAGAGCATCTGAGTCGTACCACCACCAGATAATTTCTGCGATGCAAAGCCGTAAGAGATTTCACCAGTCTTGGCAGACTTAGAAACTCTAGATCCAGCCGCAATCATCGGCGCGACTTTGTTATTCGCACCCGCAGCAGTTGCACCAATCTTGCCTTGAAGATAAGTCGCCAGAGCGTTCGATTCTTTTTTAGCCGATGCCGTAGCTTCTTCGTCCATCGCTTTGAAAGCTTTATAAATAGCGCGCAAGTCGGACTTATCGTAAGCGATTAGATCCTCAGCCATTGCGCTTCTCCAGTATCTCCATCACGGTCATGATGTCGTCAGCTGTTTCGAAAGATTTTGGATCTAGACCAGTTTCAATGGCTAAATCCCAGACCAAGCGATTTAGGCTTCCGACGGGATAACTTTTGGGCTTTCAAGCTCACCCACTGAAATGTCAGCGACTGTCTCACACCAGACTTCGAATGGCTTGACGGGCTTTCCCGCGGCTTCTCTTTTCATAGCGTGATAAGCCAAGAACATCAGATCACTGATTCCAAGCTTTTCTTGAACCTGTTGAATTGTGTTGCCCGACATCTTTTCCCACTTCATCCATTCAGGTGGAAGTGCCACGTGTGTGACACTTTCACCCGACGAATGTTCGATTGCTATTGCTAGTTTCATTTTTGCTCCCGATTTCTTTTTTTAGTCGTTAAGTAATGGAGTCGTTACACAAGTGAATGCAAGTGAAACGGTTTGTGCATCTGGTGCAGTACCACCTGCGCTTGGCAGAATTGGCTGAACATTGAATGTAAATACAGCTCCAGTTTCAGCTGTTAGTGATACTGGAAGTGGTGTGTTAGGTGCTGACGTTGCAGCAGTCCATAGAGCTTCGCAAAGTGAATTCACTGCGCCCCAGTCTGCAAGCATTTCAACGGCGAATGAACCCTGTGTGTCTGTTGTGTAATAAGCCTTGCCATCGAGTGTCTGATAAGTGTTGATTGTGGAATCAACAGTCAGAGTCGCTGAAGTTGCTTGGGCATCGAAGTTATCACTGTCGATTGTGAAAGTGATGTCTCTGCCAGTGATGATTGTCGTTGCCATCTGATTTCTCCTAGTCGTTTTCCTGTGTGTAATAAGTCGAAACTGAAATGTCAGCCATTAAGAATGACCCAGTTCCCACGTTCATGATCGCTGGTCTTTCGACGTTGCCGACCACGTAACCCGATGGCATAGCACCGAGAATCTGAATGCAGAGCTGCTCTAAGCCGTCTAGTGCGCCTGCGTTGTTGTTATATGCAACCACGGCTGAAATGATGAAATTGATTTTGACCTTAGTGACTGCTCCATTGATGAGCAGACTTTCCAGATACGGTGAATCGCTGACGATGACGCAAGCTGGAGCGATAATTGTCTCTGGTGGTGATTGATAAACCGATGCAGTCACACCAGCTAGCGCAGCCGCTAACGGTGCGCGAACCTCTGATTGGATGGTCATTGCGCCATCGTTTCAACATCAATAAACGGCCCAAGTAATCCAATTACTCTGCTCTGGAGTGATCTACCGAGAACGAATGGGCTTGGACTGAAATTTTCGTTTGTTGTCATGTTGCCTGAAGCCGTTACTGATTGAAAGATTTCAACCGAAACGACAAGAATTGCTGATTTAACTGGTGGCACGTTTGCATAAAGTTCAGCTGATGATGCACCGTCTAGCGTCGCAGTTCCAGATGGAATAATCACATTCAGAACGCGATCAGCTTCGGCAGTTGCCACTGAGAATTCATATGGTCGAATGACTGTGTTTGTGACCGTATAAGTGTCATCGAGTTCGCCACAACCAGCCACCACGACTGACTGACCCACCGCAAAGTAACATGGACGGATTGTCGTAAAGTACGCGACCCCATTTTCAATGCGAGTCGTCGCGATGGCTGATTGGTATTGCGTCAATAAAGGCAGAATTGTGAGTTCAGCCGAATCAATAATCTGATCTAGATATTCGTCACCGTATAAAGATTCAGAGACGCCAAGCACCGTGCGCAGCTCTTCAGCCGTGATGATATTTGGCATCTCTGATCTCCTATTCTGCTCGGCTAGTTCGGGAGCGACCTAGCCGATGATTGATTGGAATTAGTCCGCGAATGCATATGCGCCTGCTGCAATTTTTGTTGCAGTTGCGCCGTAGCCGTAAAGCAGAATTCCGATGCTTCCATCGTTGATGAAGTTGGTGCGAAGCTCTAAACGTGGAGATTCGTACCATGTGTATGCGTCGCGATTGACGACATACATTGAATTGTCGCCTGTACCTGAAAGTGCAGTATCAACCCAGAGATCGATTCCATTTACTGAACCGCGCAATGAACGTGGCTGTGCGTTACCAGCTGCGTTTTGTGGTTGAAGTGCGTTATAGATTGGTCGTCCATCGACGTTGAATGACATGATGCGCCCCCACATGGCTGGCGACACGACGATTGCATCAGCGAATTTGAAAGTGTTTGAATAAACTGAAACTGCTCCAGCTGAAACCCAAGCAAGCAATTCTGCTGCTGTGATGTCTGAGCCATAACCAGTTGCAGTCTTTGTTGCACCTGTGATGATTTGTCCTGAGTTGTACGCATTAGTTGCGCGAGCATATTGCGAAGAAAGATTCGAAATGAGCTCCGAGAAGAAAAGTGGATCCGACCGGTCTGCGAGTTCCACTGACATGACCTGATTCCCCTTGAATGACTTAACACTCACTGGGATAAATTCTGACTCCATAACAACTGGAGTAACTGTGTCGAGTTCATCGACAACACTTACATCTGGAAGTTGTGTAATCTTTGGAATTTCGAATGTAAGACCCGCTGTTGGAAGTGTTCCAGTTGAAATCGAATCAATGGAAGCACGAACATTATCTGCAAGACCATTTACCACTTCGCGGAATTGGCGAGTTGGAATCAAACCAGGGTTATCTGTTGATGATGTAGCTGCTGCAATGAAATTGCGTGATTCTTCTGAACCGCGCATTGCTGCAACTTTGTGCATCAAGAATGTCGCTGGATCAACTACTGGGTTGCGTGCTGCGATGAAATTAACAGGCTTGGCAACGGATGTTGCTTCTACCTTAGCTGAAGCTTCTACCGTCTCGGCGGCAGTTGGCTCTGTGACGGTGTTTTCCACGACGTCTCCTTCTGTTGGTTGTTGTGGTTGTGCTTCTGCTTCATCGGATGATGATTCAGAATCTTCTGGTGATGTAGTTGCTGCAACATTCGACACACGTGCTGAATCGAATGCTGGGTTATGGGTTAGTGCAACGCCTACGAGATCAGCCTTGGAGACGACCATAGTGCCATCTTCATTGTGACCGAATTCGATTGCGTTTGCTTCGACTGAGAATCCGTCGCGAAGTCCATCCATCGCTTCTTGGATTGCATCAGTTCCAGCAGTAGTTTTTGAAATCTTAAAAGTCGCGTTGATTGACTTTCCATCTGGTGAGAATTCCATTGAAAGAGTCTTACCGATTGGGCGTGCTGAATCGTGTTCAAGATTGAGTTTGACGTTTGCTGGATTCAATGACCCAGATTTGAACATCACTTTTCCAGTCGATGCGTTTGCAGCTGTATCGAATGCAACAATTTGACCTGTAATCGTGCGAGCTTCTGAATCTGCTGCTGTAATCGTGAATGGCGTAGTTACCTTCATTTAATGAGTTCCTCTTCCTGTCGGATTTCATCAACCGTCATTGCTGGCTGACCAGTTACGGGATCAACGATTGAATTCAGTGTTTTGTAGATATTGGCACGCTCTAAATCAGAGCCGCGTAAATAGTCAGATAAGTCGTACTTCACCTCTTGCGATGACGGAACGAAATCTGGCATTGATAATCTTTCAGAAATGCTTGTCATCAGTGGAATCAAAGAGAAATCGAGCAGCGTCTGGCGCTGATTGACTGCGTTTGAATAGGTCATTGAAGAGCCAGTCTCGGCATCGATGTAATACGCTGGAATTCCACAAGCGCGTGCAATTTCGGTTGCAATGTACGAACGAGCTGAAGCAAGCTGCAATTTCTCTGGGTCGAATCCAACTGTTTGCAGTTCAACGTCAGCATTCAAGAATGCAGTGCCACGATTGCGTCGCGCTGATCCCCATGACTCCAATAGTTTCGCAATGCGATCTGCTGGAAGAGCCGTGCCGTTGCTTTTTAGTACCATCGACGGAATTGGTTCGCGGGCGTACATTGCAGCGGCACGTTCAAGCTCTGCACCAGTGCGAATGGTTCGACCCGCACGGTTGAGCAATCCTTCATCAACTCCATTGAATACGACAAGTGATCCAATGCCTGAGTTTGGCACTGGTGTTCCATCAACCATGTAGTATTCAATCTCGCTTGCGATTGAGTTTGTCTGAATAGTTACGCGAGCTGGTGAAACGCGTTGAACGCTTCGCACGCGATATGTGTCCATGAACAATTCTGTAATTTGCCAATATGCGTAACCATAGAAAAGTAAATCTTCGCACGTCCAGACATAGGTCGCAGAACCCGGAATTCGTGGATCTGGTGTGCGAATTACTCGCGGAGTTACGCCTTCAAGTTCCATTCCAGTTGAACGATCAATAACTTCTAATGAAATCGAGCTAATCGATGAGCAGATAATATTGCGGGCGCGTGCGCAGCTTGGCACGGACATAGCTTCTTCGCGGGTTGCAGTTTGTGCGCCGCCGAAGAATGGGCTGAGAGAATCGATTGAAGTAACGGGTGCAAGTGAAGCCGCCACATCGACTCCCCTAGTCGGTGCAGCGGTTTCAACATTACGTGTCGCGAATATGTCGAGAATTCCCATGCGAGAATTTTCTCAGGCTTAGAACACTATCCAACGAGTATGTCAATCTCCGTCTCTGGGCGTGTCGCAAAGTGTGAAACGAGAGCTGTGGCCACCGATGCGCAGACCGCAGCTTGTGAAGCTCTACGTCCAATCACCCAACCGCCATCTCCACGTCGAAGCTGAACAGCTGAAAGCATCTGAGTCGTCAATTCCTGTTGCTTACCCGAATGCTTCAATCTCTGAGAGTTAATCGCTCCCAGCATCTCATCGCAAGCTTGTGGGTAACTGGTGTCCATGTCGAACACTGGAATGCCCGCTGGTACGAGACGCGATGCCACTGCGCCGCTGGTTCGCTTGGAATAGAGCAGATATTCAATCGGATACTTTCGGCAGTATGGCGCGACATCGTTTGCAATAGCTTTGTCGTCTAGCTGCAATGGATTCGTCCAAGTATGCAACAGCTTCACCACGAATTCTTCTGATCCAAGCTTCTGCGCTCCAACAAGTGCGGCGTGTTTTCTGTCTGGGCTTAAATCAAGTCCAAGCCATGTCAGCTTTTCTGGATCAAGGTCAGCATCTGGATCAATGCATCGCTCCCATTCAGCAGCACCAACGCAGCTTGAAATAGTCGTCACCCATCGGCACAACACTTCAGTCATAACCACATCTGGTGGATCATTGAGAACGGCCTTGATGTTATCGATGTGAATGGTGTGACCCAAGGCTGGATTGGCAGATTTCCAATTCTCCACGTCAGTGATGTCGTCAGAACCGCCAGACCATTCTGCGTAAAAGATGTCATCCTTCGCGCCAGCCATTGCAGCAAGCCCGCGCTCGCGAGCTAAATTCAAGACGATGGAATGAGAATCGCCAGCGTTTGTGAAGGCGTTGATGCTGGGATTCTTGGCAGCCATCAATGTGTAGCGCAATGAAGCGAACGATTCTAGATCGTGCATCTCGCGCAGCTCATCGAGATGAACAGATTCAGGTTTGCTCAATCCACGTGCAGCTGAACCACCAGCTTTGATAACGAAACGACATCCATCAAGGGTTTCGATTTCTTCATTGCCATGTTGCCATCGGATTCGCTTGACTCGCTTCGCCAGATCATCTTGGCTCTCGATGATATTGACCAGCTGACGAAATTGCTCCAGAGATGTCACCAATCGGTGAGCTGAAGCCACCTGAAGCGATTCGTTCCAGTGAAAGAGCTTCATCGCTATCAATGCCAGCATGTAGGTCGATTTTCCATTCTGGCGTGCTACGCAAGTGACGTTGAATGGGCTAGCCCAGCGACCATCATCTATGCGCATGTCATCATTTTTAAGTCGACTGCGTTCACGTACAATTCGAACACTGCACTGGATTATGTTCTTATGGAATTTGATGCCGAGTTTATTGAACCTATTCCTCTGGCTTCTTCTTAGGAGACTTTGATATCTCAACGACGGGGAAATAATTAGAATATAGATCTCTTACTAAATAAAAATTAAATCTAAAACACACATGACAATATGTTATTAAAAAGCGGGGCTCCTTGGAGCACCAAGATAAAGAGCGGGGTGAGGGGGGTCCGATACCACCCCCTCCATAACAGGGGCCGGGTACTTAGCCGTGATGACGGTATATACCGATACAGAAGTCATCACTAGTATTACCTAAGTACCTATGTGACAACCTCCGTGACAGAGATTTGATTGGACGAAAATTATCATGTGGTCGGAACGGGCTCCACGTGTAGTCATTCGTCTATTACATGCACAGAATTACAATGACGGGAAAGAGAAAGAGAGTCTACGCTCCGAAGGGCAACAAGAGACAAAAAGGTTTGGTGAAGGCCCCAACGAAGGCTGGGTCAGTAGCGAGAGTACGAGCGTTTAAACCAAAGTTCATGCCGTTGCAGTCGATGAACGCGATGGGAAAATCTTTATTTGGAAGATCCCTGAGAGTCACTATGCCCTACTTCGAGTCAGGACTAACTATCCCAACAAACGGGGTCTTATCTGGCTTAGCCACAGCTTATACCTTCAGGTGTAACTCCCTGTACGATCCGGACTATACAGGAACGGGTCATCAACCGTTAGGGTATGATCAGATAGCTCCAATGTACAAACAGAATGTTGTACATGCCTGCCGTATTAAAGTAGGAGTCCGTAATTACTCAACGGACATCTTGATCGCCGGTATCCATATTTCCCGGAATCCAACCATCAGCCCGTATGACGGAAAAAGCCTGCTTGAGTCTGGTCCTGGATGCTTTACCGTATTAGGTATCGGGTCTACCTCTGGTAGTCTTGCGCCGGACAATACATCCCGTCAAGAACTAGAATATGATGTAAACATCGCCGACTTTATGGCCAATAAGTCTATTACTGCGGCCGACAACTTCAGATCAATAGAAGGGGCGAGCCC